CCGACCAATGGCCGCAACGCCGGAAAGTTTCAAGTCGAGTTCGACATCTCTGAGCGTCTGCGCGGGGACATCACCTCGCAGTCCGCAGGCTTCACCGCTGGCCGCCAGGGCGGCTGGTTTTCGGTCAACGACATCCGTCGCAAGCTGGGCGAGAACCCGATCGGTGAAGTTGGAGACGCCTACATCGTCGCGGTGAACTACCAAAACGCTGAGCGCCTGCTCGACACCGAGTCGCTACAAGACCAACCGCTGGCACTGACCGCAGGCGATCCCACCGAGCCCGTGGACCCCGCAACCGATCCCGCACCTACAGCCGAAGAGCGCTCCGTATTGGCCAAGTACACCTCCGCTTACCTGCTCGTCTACCGCGATGCGTTCGGACGCCTGATTAAGCGTGATAAGCGCGACTTCGAAGCCATTACAGCCCTGTTTAGCCCGGTTTTACGCTCGATCGCCGGAGCCGCGCAAGACGCCGCGATGACTAAAAACGGACTGTCTGTGATGCCCTCGGGAGGTATCGACAAGCATGTTGAAGCTGTCTGCCGCTCTATGGCTAAGCGCTGTGCGGACGGCGTAGTTGATATCCCCGCAGACGAGGACAGCCTCGCTGGGTCCGAGTTCAGCAAGGCTGTTCGGTCGCTCGTCATTAATGCCGCACGTGATGCAGCCGCTTTCGCAGCAGAGCAAAGCGTCAACGCGGCCTAACCAAGAAAAACTGAAGTTAAATCCGGTCTTCCGACTACCGGACACATATATAGGAGCACCAATGCCCAAGCAGCCGACACCGAAGCATGAAGTCCGCCAGATAAAAGCGATCGAACTCCGCGTCGCTACCAATGCTGACGGCAGCCGCGTTCTCTCCGGTTATGCAGCGGTGTTCAACTCGCTGAGCTGCGACATGGGCGGCTTCTTCGAGATGGTTGCTCCGACCGCCTTTGAGCGCAGCCTTACCGAATCACCCGACGTCATCTGCCTCTACTCGCACGACACCAGCCTCGTCCTGGGCCGCACCAGCTCCGGTACGCTGACCCTCTCCACTGATTCGACGGGCCTCAAGTTCTCCTGCGTTCTGCCAGACACTCAAGCCGCCCGTGACCTCATCGTCCTCATCGAGCGCGGCGACATCAGTGGCTGCTCCTTCGGTTTCATCTGCCAGGCCGACGTCTGGTCGGAAGATTCCACAGGCCGCTACATCCGCACTCTGCTCGACGTTGACCTGTACGAGATCACCGCAACCTGCCTGCCCGCATACGCCGACACCAGCCTCTCCCTCCGCTCCGCGCCGATCGAGATGCGCAGCAAGATCCGTGAGAAACGCAACGCCGGGTGCAAGTGCCCCTGCACAGCGTGTGCCGACAGTGACGGCGAAGATTGCGCCAACTGTTCCAACGAGGACTGTGACGACCCTAACTGCGGCGAGTGCCGTAGCAAGCCCACCCCAAAGCCAGCGGTGGCCCCTCTAGTAGATACCGCCGACGACGATGAGCAACGTGAGTGGGTCGCCAACATGGAGATTCGCCTCAAGCTCCTCGCGTTGAGGAGCAAGTAACACCCGACCTCTGCAAGGTGCCCCGGTCAGCCCAGCGCTGTGCGTTCAATCGCAACCGACAACTTGTCGCAGTTGAAGCACCGGCCTGACGCCGACGCTGTCCTGCAACCGCAAGCAACCCTCCCGCACCTTGCCATCCCTCGCCCGTAGTCCGGGCCATAACCAGTACCGCCTGCGCATCACGCGCGGATGAAGGACCCACCATGGCAACTATCAAGGACATGTGCGAACAGCGCACAAAGCTGATCACCGACGCTCAGGCGCTGGTTCTCGGCGACAAGGTAACACCCGAGCAGCGTGCTCAGGCGACGAAGATGGTCGCGGATGTCGAAGTTCTCGAAGCCGACATCAACCTCGCCCAGAAGCTCGAAAAGTTCGAGCTCGAATCCCGCTCCACCGTCCGTCCGCCCCGTGGCGCTCCTGCCGCAGGCTCGTCCGAGAAGGCCGAGAAGGATGCCGCCGAAGTTCGTGCATTCGAGCACTACATCCGCACGGGTGAGAAGCGCGACCTAACCACCACCTCGATGGGCGCGGTCATCCCGCAGCTCTTCAACACGCAGATCGTGGACGCCCAGAAGCTCGTCGGCAACATGGTCACGCTGGTCGGAAAGAAAGTTACCGACATGAGCGGCGCACCGTTGAAGGTCGGCATGACCAACGACACCGGCAACACCCTCGTCACCATGACCGGCGAAAACACGGTTGTGGGCGAAGCCGATCCGGCGACCAGCGGCTTCATCATGCAGGTGGACACCATCGCCTCCAGCGTGAAGGTCTCCTACCAGGAGCTCGAAGACAACTCCTTCGATCTCGCGACCTGGCTGAAGGAGAAGTTCGGCGTGCGCTATTACCGTGGCCTGGAGTATTTGCTCGCCAACGGCAACGGTCAGAACGTGGCCTCCGTCGTGTCGGGTGCAACTCTCGGTGCAACCTCTGAGACGGCTGGCCTGATTGGATACGACGATTTTGTCGCCATCTACTCGGCGCTCGATCCGGCCTACGAGGCCAATGCGAGCTGGGTGATGAACAACACCACCCGCGCCCGCGTCATGGGCCTGAAGGACACGCTGGGCCGTCCGCTCTTCATCCCCAACCCGAACTCAGGCGTGCTGGATCACATCCTCGGTCGCCCGATCACCCTGGCGCAGGCGCTCCCCACGGCCTTCACCTCGGGCAACACGGGCGTGCTCTACGGCGACTTCAATGCGGGCTACTTGCTCCGCACCGATGGTCCGATGAGCATCCGTCGTTCGGATGATCGCTTCATCGACAGCCTGGAGACCATCTTCGTGGCCTACAGCCGTATCGGTGGACACGCAACGGATGCGGGCACTCACCCGATCCTGAAGCTCGCAACTCTCTAACCAACCCTGGACGGGCGGCTCGAACCTGGGCCGCCCAGCCCAACTTCACCCTCGTACCGAGGCCCCCACTACATGCAGATTCGCGTCACGAAGACCTTCCTGTCGGATCTCTCCTCACAGCCGCTCCTGACCAACGAGCTGTTCGACCTGCCCGACGCCGTCGCCAAGAAGCTCATCGCGGAAGGTCACGCCCAAGCCTGGACGCTCAACGCGGACCCCACTCCACCAAAGCGCAAGCGCGAACGCGCCGTCAGGCCATAGATGCCACTCAGCCTCAAACTCGTGACTCCTCCCACGGTCGAGCCGGTCACCGTCGCGCTCGCCAAGAGCCAGTGCCGCGTCGACTTCAATGATGACGACGCCCTGATCGCGGTGTACATCTCCGCCGCCCGCGCCCACGCAGAGAAGGTCACGCACCGCGCGTTTTACAACCAGACATGGGTTCGCACCCTCGACTTCTTCCCGGCCTCCTGGAGCTACCACACGACCAACCCCGCCGAGCAGTCCGCCTATCCCTACGGCTTCTGGGACAGGCTGACGATCGACATCCCTCGCGCGAACCTTGTCTCGGTCGCCTCGATCACGTATGTGGACAACACCGGCGAGGAGCAGACGCTCGACCCTACCACCTACACCGTGGACACCAGCTCCACTCCGGGCCGCATCACGCCGGTGCAGGGGGCTGCATGGCCCGCCGTCTCCAACTTCATGCCGGGCTCGATCGCGATTACCTTCGTGGCCGGATCGTATGGCGATGGCACCGACGTCAACACGTGCCCCGCAACTGTGGTCATGGCCATCCTGCTGCTTGTCGGTCACTTCTATGCCAACCGCGAGAACTCGACCGACGCCAACCTCAAGAATATTCCTCTCGGCTTCGACGCCCTGCTCTCCGGCGAGAAGGTCGTCATGTTCGGGTACCGCTAATGCAGGCCGGAAAACTCAATCGTCGTATCGCGATTCAATCGCAGACCACCGCGCAGGACTCGTTTGGCCAGGAACTGCAGACGTGGACCCAGGTCTACGCCTGTTGGGCAAACATCTCCGTGCAGAACTCGCAGCTCATCAACGCCACCGCTGAGTTCGTTTCGAAGGTCACCCACCGCGTAACCCTGCGGTACACGTCCTCCGTCGTCATCGCCGCCAACCAGCGCGTTGTGTACAAGGAGCAGGTCACGGGCGTAATCCACACCTACAACATCGAGGCGGTGCTCAATACCGAGCAGGCCAACAAAGAGATCGTGGTTCTCGCGTACGAGATCGGAGCGAAAGAGTAATGCTCATCGAACTCTGCTTCGCCACCGCGCTGTCCTCTGATGCTGGCGTTAAGGCCATCTGCGGGCCGCGCATCTATCCGCTCCGGATGCCCAACAACCCCACGCTGCCCGCGATCGAGTACAGCATCATTACGGGGTCATCCACCCCCACGTTCGACTCAGGCGGCCCGAACAAACGCCGCGTGGAAGTGAATTGCTTCGGCGACACCTACTCCGATGCGGTGACCCTGCGCAAGGCAGTCGTTGATGCGCTTGGCAACTACCGCGATGACAACATGACCATCCAGTCCATCGGTCCACACGACCTTTTCGACGACGCGCCGCTTAGCTACCGCGCCATGCAAGAGTTCTACGTCTTCAGCAATCTGTAACCACCCAGCACAGCAAGTTTCGATGACCTGACTAGCAAACCGCTTAGTAGGCCCACATTTTTCCTCACCCAACCGCATCACCTCAGGAGTTACACCATGGCAAACGTACCGAGCAAAGCACAAGCGAATGGAGCCGGGACCGTTGTGTCCATCGGTGGCATCACGGGTTCGACTGGCACCGAGACTTTCCTCCCCGTTGGTGCGATCACCGACGCGAAGTTCTCCGGCATGAAGGGTGCAGTTACTGATGTGTCCACGTTCGCGGCCAACGTCAAGCGCAAGCTCGGCACGATCGTCGATTACGGAACCTTCACCTTCACGACCCTGCGCGTCAGCAATGACCCAGGCCAGGCTGCCTGCGTCGCCGCCTGCGCCGCCGGGTCACTGTACAACTTCGAAATCCAGCTCGTGCCCAACACTGCTGCAGGCCAGACTGCAACCGGAGACCTCATCAAGCTCTCGGGCGTAGTCACCGAGGCCGGTGGATTTGATCTCAGCCTCACCAAGCAGGCCGATGCGACCGTCACGATCGACATCGACGGCGCGTGGACGATCACCGAAGGCGCGTAAACGAACTGACGGGTACTGGACCAGCATGGGCGTACAGCGAGAGCTCACCCATGCTGGTCCGCCGTCTCCTCACCTGCAACAAGGAGCCTCATGTCCAAAGCCGCAAAGGTCGCCAATGTACCCGGCACCGATCCCACGCTCCCACTCGTCCCGATTACCCTCGACGGCAAGAAGTACCACCTGGTCTACTCCTTCGCCGCCTTAGCCTTGGCGCAGAAGAACCTCCGCGAGCAGGGCGTCATCGTCAACCTCCTCCACTGCCTGGATCTCTCCAACATGGACGCCGAGCGCGTCGTGCCGTTGCTGTACGCAGCGATGATTACTGACACCCCGAAGATCACCGTCGAGGCCGTCATCAAGCTAGTCACCATCCGCAACCTCGGAGCTATCTTCGAAGGCATCGCGAACGCATACTCCGCGTCCCTCGCAGATCCCGATCCAGCGGACCCCATCGAGCCGCAGGCGGAGTAGAACCCGATGCTGCGGCGACTTGGCTTCATTTCTGGGCGGTTGCGAAACACGATCTCCGGCTCACCGACGAACAGTTCTGGGCGCTCACTCCGCGCCAATACGACGCTTTGCTGAAGCGCAAGAAGGTAGAGACCGTCGCGAACGAGTTCATGTTCGCGCAGCTCACATCATGGGTCGCGAACACCGGCTTCAAGTCTGCCGAGAAGCCCACCTCCGCCAAGGAGTTCATGCCATCCGAGTGGGCCAAGACAACCAAGGCCCTCAACGTCGGCACGAAGCGCAAGCGGATGACGAAGAAGCGGCTCAAAGAGATCGACACCGGCATCCGAGCCATGTTCCCCAACTTGAACGCAAAGAAAGCGTAACCCATGGCCGACGGAATCGACATCTCGATCACAGGCCTCGCAGAGCTCCAGGCGAAGCTCGACGACATGGCCACCAAACAGGCCGACCGCTGCATCCGCACTGCACTCAAGGCTGGCGCGGTTATCGAGCAAGCCGCCATCACCGAGCGTGCTCCCGAGAAGGACAGCACCGGTGGAATCCTCCCTGACGGCGCACTCCGAAGCGACATCATCATCCGCCTGAAGAAGGACGCCCAAGGTGCATACGCAGCGATCGTTGGCCCGGGCAAACTTACGTCCCATGTTGCCCGCTGGGTTGAGTACGGACACCGACTCGTACGCGGCGGTCGATCCCGCCTCTTCAAGACCGGAAAGACCAGAGGACCTGGCTCTCAGGTCGGAGAAGTCGCTGCTCACCCTTTTATCCGAGTTGCGTGGGAGGCTTCTCGCGCGGAAGTAACCCAGACCATCATCACCACGCTCGGTCAAGAGATCGAGAAAGCAGCAGCACGGAAAGGTAAGTCCTAGATGCCAGAAGAAGCGGGTGGAGTAAATATCGTTCTGCGCCTGAACAGCGCCACGTACTCCGCCGCCATCAAGGAGGCGCAAGCCCAGCTCGATGTGTTCGCCGGTCGGGCTAAGGGCGCGGGCGCAAGCACGGTCAGTTCCATGCAAGCGTCGGCCACCGCAGTCCGCCAGCTTGAAAATCCACTCGGGAACAATAACCGCGCCATCGCTCGGTTCCTGACCATGATTCCCGGCGTTGGCTCGGCTCTCAAGATGGCCTTTCCGATCATGGGCGCTGTCGCCATGGGCTCGATGATTATCGGCCTGGGCACGAAGGTAGTTGAGTTCGTCCAAAAAGTTAGAGCGATGCCGCAGGCCATCGCCAATGGCTTCGCCGCGCTGAACCTCTCGCAGCAGACTGCCACTGACTCGATCAACGTCCTGACGGACAAGCTCAACGATGCGCACGCAGCGTTTGAGCACAAACCCACGGACGGTCTCAAGACCGGGATCGATGAAGCCAAGGAGGCGACCGACAAGTTCGCCGAGTCTGTTGTTTCAGCGAACGCAAAGGTCGAAGAGCTCCTGTCCAAGAACCACCTCACGGGCTGGGCGATTCTGTTGGGCAAGGTAGGTACTGGCGACGTTGACGACTCTTACAAGGAGTACGCAAAGACGCAGGCCCACGATGCTTACGTTCTGGCGAAAGCGCAGCATGACGGGAACACAGGGCTTGCTGACTCTACGAAGACGGCCATGGCAGCAAGGCGCGATGGCTACTTGGGAGATCGCCAGCGCGACCACGACGCAATGGTCAACAAGAACTACGGCAACCAGTACGGCTCCGGTATCGCCGCCGACGAAGGG